TTAATTTTAATTCCATATAGAAAATTCCTTGTTTTTATATAAATATAACATTTTTTGATTTTTTGTAGGTTTTTTGTGAGATAATAACTATAAAATAAAGCTAGAATTATTTAAATCTGGATCACCGCCATTATATAATTCAGCATAATTATAGTCAATAGTGAATTTTATTTTCAACACATCATTAGAATCATAAGATAATGTATTTGCGTTATAATCCATATCATTAATAAAGAAAGCATCATATAATAACCAAGTTTCTACAATAGCACCATTGCCATCTAATAATTTTAATTTTAATGGTTTAGAAAATTTATAATCTGCCGGATAACCAGTCTTTCCGGTTTTATAATTCCAGAATTTATCTCTAATCTTTTCGTATAATTCTATTGAAGTTGATGGTGTTATAGGATCAGTAACAACAACACTTATAGGCATCCATTCTGGAGTGCCGCTTTGAAGTTTTTCATAGGTGTTGATATATTTTACTTTTTTGGAGTCACCTAAATTTAATTTAGGACGTTCTGCGGATTGCATAGTGCATGAAAAAAGCCCATCTATTTCTAAAAGCCATAGATGGGTTCTTTTATAGTCTAACATGTGGAATAATGAACCTACAGGATCATTTTGTACTTCATAACCCTTTCTTTTAAATCCAGAACCAATAATATCTGCTATTGCCATTAAGATGGATTTGAAATAAGTTTAGCATAGTCATAATTAAGAGTAAAAGATACTTTTAATCTATCTGTGTTATCATAATCTAATGGTGCGCCATTCCAATCTACATTTTCAAAAAATGCGTTCTTAAAATCCCAACGTTCAATAAATTTACCAGTCCCAGCAAGTTTCAACACATTATTTCTGCTGCTACTATTTATTGTTTTGGATAGCATTCCATTTTCATCAAATTCTTCTGGCATAACAGTAGATGCTTCATTTCCAACAGATTCAAAATCTGGTGATAACAATTTCAACGAAAAATCTCCGGCATATTGTGCTTTTGATCCGACTCTACCAGTTTCATAATTCCATTGAGCCAATATCATTTGATAAACAGATTTAGAAGAACTAGGTTCGATAGGATCATTTAATGTAATATTTATAGGACTCCATTGACCACGAGCACCTTGAAATCTAGCATAAGTTGTTAGATAATTCACTTGCATGGACGTGCCCATATTTAATTTGGGGCGCTCCGCCGATTGTACAGTCCAACTATCTATTCCATTTATAGACAAAACCCATAGATGTTGACGTTTGTATTCTAAACCTTTATTTTGTATTTTTCCAATATCTGTTATTACTGACATTTAATTTTCTCCTTAAAATTTATTCTGCAAAAGTAGCACCAGTTCTTGTTAAAACAAAGGCTATATTTATTTGTTCACTGAATTTAGTTGGTTTTAACAAAATATAACCATTGAGTTCATTTCTATCTATATCATCTGGTGTAGTAGTTGTATAGTTCATTACTACCTTAAAATCATACAAACCTTTAAATGTTTTAACCTGTTGGAAATAAGGCTCGGTTGCATTTTTGAAAGCATCAAACAAATCTTGATCTAACGGTTCAAATAATAATTTATAAGAAACACTCGATACAAATTTACGAGCTTCAATTAACATTCTTCTAATATTAATATCAGACAATGCACTATCTGCTACTTGTAAGGTTCTATTTCCCCAAACAATTATTTCTTGTTCGCCCTGAGAGCTAAATGTCGCAATAGGATTAATTCTAGCTTTATATAAATCATCTCTTTGTGTTTGAGTTAATTTTTTATAAGCTCTAATTCCACTAGATACTTTACCGCGTGTGTAACCTGCGGAAACAAACCACGGGTGTGCAACTCTATCATTATTAGCAAATACTTTAGAAGCAACTATTGAAGGGTCTAACCAAAATTCTTTATTAAGAGTTGTATCTTTGAATTTAATTCCAGGATAAAAAACACCAGCATAGCTTGTATCATAATCTTCTGTTGTAGCTATGGCAGTATCAATGGCTGCTGTTGCAGAATACAAATCTGGAATATATAAAGCATCGGCTCTATTTTCAACAACTGATAAGAAATAATCAACTGCTTCGGTTTGATAAATACTAGGCGTAAACAATAATTTATAATCTACAAATTCTGGATAGGAAATAGCATCTGCCGCTAATTTAATATCACCATATCCAATAGTGTTTATTACAGTAGTTGTGGTAACAAAAGCACCACCAGTATATTGTTTATTAAATTTTAATTTAGCTTCAGTAGAAACTTCTTCGTCGAAACCATCAAATCCGCCATAGACTGCGCAAATAAAATTATTCAAATTAACATAAGAACTGCTTGCGCTTGCATCATAGGCAGTGCTATCATAAGTAGCAGTTCCGTAAGAACCACTATTAACACCACGATATAAAGAACTTAATGAAGTATTTTCAACACCATCAGAAACTAAGAAGCCTTTATATTGAGCTTGTGTTCCGTTTGTCATCGTAACGGGTTTTTTTGATAAGAAATCATATACGCTTAAATAATCAAAGTCAACACCAAAATATATTTTAGAATCTAATGCACCACTGGTTTTCAATTGATTTCGTTTTAACGGCAACGGTGGTTCTAACAATGAACCAGAAACGTTACCAATATATCCTTTAAATCCACCAGGAACTACAACTAATGTAGTTGGTAAAGTAGTATTGATATTTGTTAAATAAATATATTTAGACTTTGAACTAAAATCACCATTTTCTGTAGTTGTTCCGTCGGAATTAACTGTAGAATAAGTATTTCCAATTGCCTTTCCAACATATCTATCAGAAGTTTCGTCCATCGTAAGACCAGAAAATGATTCTAAAACATTATCATCAGAATCTAAGACCGACATATTGAATTTGCCAGAAGCAGTATCAATATTGTCAAAAGCTACTTTATAGTATATTGAAGAGTTACCATCGGGAAAGGTTGCAACATCAAACAAATCAAATACTTCACCAGTAATTGGTTTAGATACAATTTTAGTAGTTGTAGAGTTTGAATAAGAATCTACATAAGAATTTAAAGCAGTAAGAGTAACTAATCCAACAGTTGCACTGGCTGATAAACTACCTATTTTATAATTAAATAGTTTTTCAACATAGATACTTCCACTAACAGCAGCATTTGCTAAAACTACACTTGCCTTTGTGTTTACAGTATTGGCACTAGCAGATCGCATATTAGGAACGTAACTTAAAATATTTTTTATATAAGTAGAAGTGCTTGTTTCTATTAAAGACAATCCTGTAAAATTAGCGGTTGTTCCACTATTTACTGCCATATTAAATGCTGTGATAGTTCCGCCACTAGCGACAGAAATTGGCATATCTGTTCTTACATATCCTAAAATATCAGTACCGGCAGTAAGAGCATATCCAGTAGTAGGAATATATCCATTTTGTCCTAAAATTCTAACAACTGCTACATTTCCACCATTAACCATTCTACCCTGAACAGCGTATCCTATTTTATAGTCTACACTTGGTGTACCAAATTCATTAACATAATTTCCATATATATCGTGGAGTTTTGGAATAAAAGCCTGTCCTTTCTCGAACAAACCAACGTACATATATGGAGAATCTTGAACTGCTTGCGGTAAATAAGATAAATCCCGCTCTGAGATATTAACTATAGGTGCAACACGTACTGACATTACATTTCTCCAAAAAATTAAATTTCGCTTTTATATAAATATAAAATAGAAATCAAATTTCATCACTTTTTTGCAATTTTTCTTAAATTAGTTGTTTTTTAATAACGTTTCTGTTATTTTGAAATGACTAGCATTTCTCACTTTAATAATGTTCTTCAAATTAGTTAAATACCCCTCAAATTCTAATTCAATGTAATTTTTAATCATTCGTGTTTCTTCATCGCGATTGTCATAATTAGAATCATCTTGAATACTTCTAACATATCCAAATGTTTTATAATTGTCATTTTCAATGATTATAGTATTTGAAGAAATAAGACCGGTAATTACTGTTTCTAAAATTCTATTCTGATCTTCAATATAATCACTCCAAATATTTAATTTATATCCACGCATAAAATGAGTAGGATATTTCATATAAGTATATTCGTAGACTGGAACTGATAATTGACCATAAGAGAAATCTCTATTTTTTGGAATAGCACTAACTTCTTTAGTAGTAGGATTTTTATATAATTGTTTATCAATTAATATTTTCATTGCCGAATTTCTATTCCATTCTTTAATGGGTTCAATAGAAGTTGGTCTAATAGTAATAATAGGTTTTTGTAATATAAAATCACCACGAGATTGTCGTTTTTCAATATCAGCAACAATCTGTTGTGCAACAACTTGTGCACTCAGTGATGGTTGTTGAATTTCTTTCACGTTGATTGCCATTTTTACACGACGACCACGGTAAAATTCCTTTTTCAGCAATTTTCATTCGATGATTACCTTCAAAGAAAAATGGTTTAGTAACAACAGCGACAGTAAGTATTCCTTGTTCTTTTGCTGCACGAGCAACGATAGGCGCGGCTCCCGTACCTGTACCTCCACCCATTCCGGCTGTTAAGAAAATCATATCTGTTCCCTCTAGCA